TCCGCCACATTAGAGAACTGAAGCTTATGGAGTGGTCCTTGACTCCATTCCCTGCAAATGAACAGACGTGGATAACAGAACTAAAACATGCAGTTATTGAACGTGAAAACATGATACGGCATACGGCACTCCAGAACTCGGAGCCGCCAAAACCGGACTATGCGCCGCTATTGCACGCAGCCGGAACAATCTTGGATACAATCAAACAGGAGTTTTGACACAATGAGTGAGCACACTGAGCTTGCAACGAAGCTCGAAGAAATCAACAAGGCTATCCTCGCGTCTCGCGAGCAGAAAGACCGGCTGGACGAGGCGCAGAAGCAGACGCAGGGTGACGTTGCGCTTTTGAAGGAACAGTACGAGAAGTCTCAGAAAGACCTTGAAGCGCTGGCGAAGGAAGCGTCTCATCTGAAGGCCGAGGTGGATAGGGCGCGTGAGGGCGGCAGTAAGAAGGACAGAGACGAAAGAGAAATCGGGCTCTTCATGAAGGCCGTCCGCGAATGGGTGCGGAACCCGCGTGCTTCCGTTGGCGAGCTGAAGTCTGCTGTCCCTGAATACTTCGACATGGTGAAGAAAAGCGCCGGTGAAGAAGTATCGAAGGCTATGGAGGTCGGAGACGGATCCTCCGGCGGTTTGCTCGTCAACCGTGTGTGGTCGCAGCGGGTGATGGAGTATCTGTATGCATGGTCGGACGTGCGTCAGGCAGTAACGGTCGAACCGTTCGATGGTGATGTGATGGACATGGCCAAGGATACCGCAGCTGCTACGTTCTCGTGGCTGGGCGAGTCTGGCACCAAGTCATCGACTAACGATCTGTCCTTCGGAGTCGAGTCGATCAAGATGCATGCTGGCTTGTTCGCCGCTGACGTTACGTGGGCGCTGCTCAAGACCGCTCGTATCGACCTTGAGAGCTACATCCTCAATAAGTGGGGCATGGATTACCCGGCGAAAGAGGGGCGGGCTGTTGTTGAAGGCAGCGGTTCTTATTCGCCGTCTGGTTTCATCAACGACACGAACGTCCAGTCGAACTATACCGCTAGTGGGGCGGCTTCGACTATCGGCACGAGCCCCGATTTTCTCGCGGAGATGATTGCAGCGCTTGCCGAGCGGTCCAACGCTTACTTGCGTAACGCTTCGTGGGGGATGAACGCTACCACGTGGTCCAGCGTCGTCAACCTCAAGACGGGCGACTCGCAGTATTACCATGTGGCGGGCACTCGTGACGGTAACCCGTTCACGCTCAAGGGCCTGCCCGTGCGCATTTGGTCTGACATGCCCGATGAGGGTGCAAACGAATACCCCATCGTGCTGGCTGACTTCAGGCGCGGCTATAAACTTTTGCACGATCCCGACGTGTTTACGCAGGTTGACCAGTATACGCAGAACATGAGCGCACAGACGCGAATCGTTGGTTACTACCGTGTTGGTGGTGGCGTTGTCGATTCGCGTGCGTTCCAGGTTCTCAAGTGCGCGACCAGCTAATTGGAGGATAGTATGAAACGAACGGTCATCATCGCCAGCGCGATTCTTGCCCTTGTGGCGTCTGTCGTGCTGGCAGACCGAGCTGGGGTTGTCTACCGCGCTGCCGGAGGCGCTCTTCTCGGCGTCGGCAACGGCGCTAAGATCGACGTGGAAAGCGGCGGCGAACTGGACATTAATTCAGGAGCCACGCTCGACATCAATACTCCGATGCAGTATGCATACTCAGGGCTGCTTGCGTTTACCGACGCTGGTCCCGAGTCAGTTGCTGTGACGGGGTGCGATGCGACTTGGGTCGGGCTTGCTAACTGTCGCGATAGCACCGCCAACGCGTCCGCGAAGGCGTATGACGGCGGCGTTGCGTTCACAAAATCGGTGGCAGGCGTTGACACGCTGAACTATTTGATAACGAACCCGAACTAAGGAGATACAAATGGCTGCATTGCTGGACCTGTATGATGACGTTGAGGTCTATCAGTTGCTCGACCCCGACGACATCACAGCAACTACGTATTCCGACGCGATTGACTTGAACAAAGCTGAAGGAGCAATGTTCATCATCAACGTCGGAACGGTAACCACTGCTGATTCCAACGACTACTTGACGCCCAAGCTGATGTATGAGGATGTGGCGGCTGGTAGCACGCCCACTGGAAGCAATGGGACGGAAGAGACCGACTACAACGGCACGCTCACCAAGATCGATGCCACAACCGAGGGCGATCAGGTCCAGATCGTATCCATAAAGGATACCAACGACGGACAGAGCGACCCATCGAAAACCCGATATTGGTGGATTGAACTCGCCGAAACCACAGACGGAACCGGCGTCGACATGGTTGTTGGCATTACGGCAATCAAAAAGCCGACTACGCGCCCGTCGTCTGATAGTGACCATATCAGGACTGGCACTACGGTAAGCTGACAACATGTAAGTTGATGGGGGTGCTCCAGGGCGCCCCCACAGCGTGGAGATGTTATGCGATACGTTCTCAAGACAGCACCGACCGCAGAGCCGCTTTTGAAAGCAGCGGTGAAGCCAGCGCTTGGTATTGCTGCCGATAATACAGCGCATGACGATCTGATTGACAGCTTGTTGGACGCTGCAAGAGAGAGAATCGAGTCGTGGGCCAACGAGTATATGGTTGACCAGCAATGGTATATCTATGTCGAAAAGGATAGGTTGCCAGTCAATGATAAGATCAACCTTCGCATTCGACCGATAACGAGTATTGACGCGATAGACTACTCAGAAGACGATGAAGTAACGTGGACGTCTTCATCAACTGACAACTACCGCCTCATGGAAGGCGATATGGCCGCACCCGTTATTCCTGTTACTGGTGCTTCATGGCCCTATGGCATCATCAGGTTCACGGTAAGCGTTGGATATGGGACGGTATCGGAGGGTGTCGTCTCCGGCGTGCCTGAACGTTATATCACAGCAATGCGGCGATTGGTTGCTCATTGGTTCGAGCAGTCGGCGGGGAGCGTGCCATCGAACAGTGCGGGTGCTGGCGTAGACGTATACGACCTGCCGCCTGATGTTGTGGCGCTTATAAGTGCAGATAGAGATATCCGCATATGCTGAAGATGTCTAACAGATACCGCGATGCGGTTACCGTCAAGACGCCAAGTGATACTCAAGACGCTGGTGGAGGGTTTGCCAGATCGTGGACTACGCTATTTTCTGGTTACGCAAAGATCAAGGTAGATAACAGGTGGGAGGAGATTGTAGCGCTTCAGGACGACGCAGGGAGGCGCTACAAGATCGAAATGGCGTATGATAGTAGGCTGGAAACGCATCGGCTGGCGTTCGTGTGGGGCTCGCGCTGGCTCGTGATGGATGGTTTGCCAACAGTTGACGATCAAAAGCGCAGTATATCGTTTGACGCATGGGAGAGGGAGATAGTTGACTCATGAGCGGACTTACGGTAAGGGTAAGTGGAGCAGATACTATTGCTCGTAAGTTGCGCAGGTTCTGGCCGCCAACGCGGAAGAAGCTGCGGTCGCACATAGCGTCAACGACTCACGAAATGGTCGCTCAGGCGAAGGGTAGGGCAAACAATGCTTCGGTGGCTAGTCAAATATCTGCCAGCTATGCGGATGATGGGTTCACTGGCATAGTTGAGTCAGGGCACCCGGCCTCGGCGTTTCGAGAGTATGGCACGCGCCCGCACATTATTCGACCTGTGCGCAAGAAGATGCTCAAGTTCAACGTGCCGCAACTAAAGGGAACGTCTACGCGTGGCGGAAGTGGTGATAGGGTTACGTTCATTCGACCGAGCAGACGTGGCGGTTATACAATATACACGACTCGTGTTGACCATCCGGGGACACGACCGGTGCCGTTCATGAAACCAGCATTTGATTCTGTCCAGAAGCGGTTTATGTCTGGACTGAAGAGGATACTCGGATGAAGCTCGCAGCATGGCCCGTGCAGGTGGCGCTAAAGAACGCGTTGACGACGGCAGGAGTGACGATAAAGGACGAGGTAACATCTAGCGGGCAGTCCTTCCCATACGCAACATTTGGTGAGGTGTCCGTGACGCACCTCGGCACAAAAACAAACAACGTGCAGTCAGTGCGCGTGAACATAGACTGCTGGGCACAATATAACGGAACGTTGCAGATACACGACCTCGCTGAGGACGTGATAGACGCCATAGATAGCGCGACGTTATCCGTGACCGGCTGGCATCTGGCAGGTGTAGAACTCGCTGTTGAGTGTTACACGGCGGCCCCCGTGCCAGATTATAATCTCAGACGGGGCACTGTTATATTTGACGTTACAGCGACGGAGGTTTGACAATGAGCTCACCGACACTTGGCGTTCAGGCGCTTGTCAAGGCCACATCGGACACTGACATTGATTCGTTTTCAGCTGGCACTGTTCTTGGGAGCCAGACAGACGCGACACTTACGATCAACGGCGCGTCCGTAGACATTACGGCAAAGCTTGAATCAACAGACGATGACTATCTGTGGGAAGAGTATCTTCCTGGGTATCGCTCTTGGGAGGTAGAGTGTAACGCTCTGCATGTACCAGACGATACTGCATATGGTTACTTCGAGGATCAGATATTGAGCGCAACGACACCAGCGGTTGTGGAGGTGCAGCTCGCGGTTCCGTATTCAACGGGAACGCAGACTTACTATGGTATCGGCGTGGTAACGAGCGTTTCAATTACCGCGCCGACGAAGGAAGCCTCAACAGTTAGTATTTCTATTCAGGGCACCGGAGCGCTCGCTGTAGATACTCCTTGATAATAAGGGACAATGAATGACACCACATGAAGCACAGCAGAAGTTCCCGTTTACTGTTGGTGGGAAGACGGTGAATCTACGGTTCCCCATGAGTTCGGCGCGGGTGCTCAGAGATCACTTCGACTGTCCGTTGTTCGATTTGTTCAGAAATGAGCAGCGCTTGAATAGCATGACGGAGGATGATCTACTGGCTATTCTCCACGCAGGACTGTTGCACGAACGCCCTGAACTGACAATTGAGCAGCTTGAGTCAGAGGTCGAGTTCGGCGATATCGTAACAGGTGCTGATACGATCATCAACGCACTTATCAAGAGCTTCCCGGTGGATAACGACGCGGGAAACGCACAGGGGCGGAAGCAGAGCAAGGCGACCAAGAAGACATCTGGGAAGCAATAGCAAAGCTCGGTTTCCGCCTCGGTATGAGCCCTGAGGAGCTATGGAGCTTGACCATGCGTGAGGCTCTATGGGCCGCAGATGGGGAGCGCGATAGATCGGAGGCAGCATACCGCCGGACTGCATGGGCTGTTTCGTATCTATTGAACATACAGTTAGAGGAAAAGCATCGCGTGACGCCTGAACAGCTACTGCGGGGAGCTAGGCAGGAAGAAAAGTCGCCAGAAGAGCGCAAGCGTGAGCATGAAGAGTTAGTCAAACGATTTGGGGCGTCTTATAATGCGTCGTGAAACACTCGAAATCGTCTTAGGCGTAGATGCCAGCCAAGTAGGGGCTAAGCTCGACGCTGCGGCGCGCAAGGTGTCAGCTGTAGGACAGCGAATGACGTCTATTGGTAGGTCGATGACGCAGAATGTCACGCTACCAATAGTTGCTGCTGGCGGAGCACTGCTCGCATCAGCCGACAAGATGAACCAGGGCATGGCAACTATTCGTGCCGGGACCGGTGCCACTGGTGCGGCTCTTGAGGCTCTTGGCGATGACTTCAGGGCCGTATTTCAGGCTACCCCGGCTGGCGTCAACGCCACCGCGCAAGCAATCGCCGACCTCAACACTCGGACCGGTCTTACCGGGCCAGCATTACAGTCTCTAGCAACAGACATGCTAGAGCTTGGGCGTATAACAGGAGAAGATACCGGCGCACTGATTGAGCGCGGAACCCGCGCGTTTGGCGACTGGGCAATATCGTCAGATAACGCACAGGCCGCACTGAACAGGATGTTCGTCACGTCGCAGGCTACAGGCCCGCCTGTTTCTCAGTTGCTCGACATGGTAACACGATATGGTGCACCACTGCGCCAACTTGGGCTATCATTCGAGCAGTCTGCTGCGCTTATGGGTAAGTTCGGCAAGGAGGGCGTAAACACCGAATTGGTTATGGGAGGTTTGCGTCAGGGCATTGCGCGAATGGCCGCTGCTGGAGTTGAAGACATACCGGCAACGTTCCGCGAGTTGTCTGACGCTATCAAGGCCGCTGGAGACGACGCTGAGGCTAACCGTATCGCCATAGAGACATTTGGGGCGCGTGCAGGCCCCGATATGGCCGCTGCTATCCGCGAGGGTCGGTTCGAGATTGCTGAACTGATGGAAATGTTGGACGGCTCTGATGAAACTATCGGCACCGCAGCAGATAGCACGAAAACTTTCGGCGACAGAATGGCAGAACTTGGCGCGAAGGTTATGGTTGCTGCTGAACCTCTTGGGCAAGCATTGCTCACAGCATTCGAAAACCTTCAGCCATATATTGAGCGAGCAATAGCTCGTATCGCTGAAATGGTCGGTTGGTTTGCAAGATTGAGCCCCACCACACAAGGTGTTATCATAGCAATTCTTGGAGCAGCGGCTGCTGCTGGACCACTTCTTGTGGCAATAGGCTCTGTTGTTTCAGCTGTGACAAACCTTGTGCCCGTTATCAAAGGTCTCGGAATAGCGCTCAAGTTTCTCGCCGCAAACCCGATAGGTCTTGCAATAACAGCTATTGCAGCGCTTGTAGCAGTAGGCGTCTATCTCTATAATAACTGGGACGAGATACGCCCGAAGGTTGTCGCAATATGGGAGGCTATAACATCCCGTGCACGTGCAATATGGGACGCTGTTGCCAATTGGTTTGTCGAACTATGGGATTCTATCACGAACGTTTTCATGACAGCATGGGAGTATATCGTAGGTTTTTTACGTGCTGAGTTTGAACTCCTCAAGGGCATTGTTACAGCTGGTATACAGTTCATCACAGGCGACTGGGCTGGCGCATGGGAAACGATAAGCTCCACAGTCCGTTCAGTATTCGGGCCGCTTGTTGACTGGATCGAAGGTAAGATAGATGCTGTTGTGGGATTTTTCGCGGACATGTATGAAGCAGTAGTTGGTGGGTCATATGTTCCCGATATGATGGACGGTATATCTCAAAACTTCTCTCGTCTGAATGATGAGATGGTTGTTCCGACGCAAGAAGCTACCGGCAAAGTGAAACAAGCATTTGAAGATATGGAAAAGAAGTCTTCTTCGTCTGTTGGTAATCTCATTGCCAAAAGCGGGAAGCTGGCTGGAGGGATAGGGGGCGGAGGTGGTGGTGGCATGAAAGCCGCAACAGGAGTATCGGGGCTCATCGGGAAAGCTACCGGCGGTCTTGGCGCGTTCAAAGACATTGCCGGTGGCTTGAGTTCATTTGGTTTAGCTATACCAGGGCTTCAGTTGCCAAGCGCGATACTATCAGGAATAATGAATGCAGACAAGATATGGGGCGGCGCTAAAAAGCTGTGGGGCGGTATCAAGAAGCTCAAGTTTTGGGCAGACGGTGGCATCGTCACCAAACCAACGCTCGGTGTCGCCGGTGAGGCTGGTCCTGAAGCGATCATACCCCTCAAAGACCTGAAGAGCGGGCGCAACACTCAAGTGCAGGTTTATCTCGACCGCGATACGATTATTGACACAGTGATTCGCGGCGCTGGCGACAAGCTGGCAGTTTACGGAGTATAGCATGGCATTGACAGACTTTAGCAGCACGGAACTTCCACGCGAAGGGACGCCTCCAGCCGGTGGGAGCACCGGCATACCGCCTTGTGCATACGATAGCGGAGAGACTGAATGGCAAGCGATTGAATGCGACGATGGGAACCTAATAGTTGCGCCGAAGCTCGGAGAAGGGTCAGCAACTCGCGTGTTGCTCAGTGCTGCCGTAGGGACCGACCCTAACCAAGAGGATACTTCGATAACCGTTGCATCTGGTTACGCGCTGTATATAGATACCTGGTTTGCACAAGCGCCGAACCCGTCAAACTCAAGCGGGACGCACTATTGGCAATGGGAGATAAACGGAGCGGTATGGCCGATTGTGTGGAGTGCTGCATATAACAAAGAGTGTTATGTCATGAACGGGATACCTGTAAACTCTGATACATCTGCGCTTGTCGCCGGAGCAGCTGAGACAGACGTACCTACTCTTGCTGCCGTTGCGCCGAAACTGGTAGCTAATGACTCTTCGCACCTTGTTCTGCGCTATACGAACGACACAGACGCCTCACTGACGACTAATAGATACTACTACATAAGCGGAGTTCTCCGACGTGCCTGAAACACCTGATTTGAGAACGAACCCGAAGGCGTTAGACAATCTGTCCGTTGACGATCACTTTATCGACAAAGACGGGAATAGATGCGTCGTAACGCAAGTAAGTTCCGATGGGTTGATACGATCAGTATCTCATAAACTGGACCCTGAAGAGTGAATCTTTATGTCGGCGGAACTGACATAGCATCGAAGATACGTCCCGGATCGTTGCGTGGCGGTATATCGCTACAGGGGCGCATGCGTCTGTCGTTTGCGACTCGTGCGGCCAGCGTCTCAATAGATATAGGAGACCCTGTCCGCCTGTTTGTTGACAGGGGCAATATCTTCATAGGCTTTGTTGAATCTATACGGTCAAAAGCAGTCGTGCAGGGCCTTACGCGGCTGGAACAGGTTGTTGAATGCGCTGATCTGCACCAGATAACAGACCGAAGACTGGTAAATGAAACGTATACAGGCCAGACGGTAGATCAAGTTATCGCAGACCTCGTTACGACATATCTTGATGACGAGGGCATCTGGTATACCCCCTCCACATATGACCCCATCCTGCCATCGTCTCAGATTGGCGCTATACAGATCACGCCGACGTATCCGCTGGCGAGCGGATCAACAACGCTGGAAGACCTCGAACTCGACTATGTCACTATGCGATCAGTTTTGGACGCCATAGCTGATGAGATCGGGTGTTACTGGAGGATCACGCCAGACCGCCAACTTTTGATCCAAAGCACTTCTGGGACGTCTTCGCCTTGGGACGTTGACGGCACGTATCCAGTGCAGGACGTAGCGCGGCGTCAGGGACGCAAGAACTTCGCGAACAGGGTCTACTACACATACGACAGAATACAAACATTTACATATGAACTTATTGAGCTAGAGTATACTGGCGAAACTCCGCGCTCATGGGACCTGACATACCCCATCAACACACTGTTGGGCGTGACTGCGGTTTACGACACAACGCTTCCATATGAGGAGCGGTACGCTCGCGAAGCAAGCGCCACCGACGGCAGAACTATTGCGCTCAACGTGACTGGCGAAGGCCTCGGGCAGCCGAGCGCCAGCGGCAATGTGAGCATTCAGAGCGACAGCGCCGCAGAAGGCACAAGCAAGACAGTAACTTTTTATGGATATGCAGTCAGTGGCGGCACAGATTACTTCACAAGAACGCTCGCTCTCAATAATGACAGTGAGGTAACAGATGTTCTGGTGGATCCTACGTGGTACTACATCACGGCGGTTGAAATATCGGAATCTCCAACTGGCAACGTAACGGTTACCGCGCCAGATGGTGGAGGCGGAACTACCGTATGCACGTTCGCCGCTAGCACGTCTGATTTGACAGCTGGCGTCAGCGTAAGAGCGTCTGGAAACATGTATACGCGCCTGTTGGTCGAGCCACAGGATACGGACGTAACAGAGCGCGAAGCGGATGTTGCCGGGGCGAATATTACACAGTCTACCGGCGAGGTCGGCATTGTGAGCGACGACGCTGGCGATACTACGCAAAGCGTAACTATATACGGCGTCAAGGATGGAACAACGAGTGGCGTTGACACTGCTAGCGAAACGCTTGATGGGACAACCTATACAACGCTTAGTGTTGCTACATGGGACGTGATATTTGCCGTCGTAATTGATTCTGCTCCGGCTGGGACAGTTACAGTAACATGGGGCGCGACAACAATCGCGACGTTCGCAGATGCTGGAAACATTGGCATATATGATGTAAGCGACACAGATGCAACATCGAAGTATCTATCTATCACACCAGCGGCTGACTATGGCGAGGTATACGTTGGCGTCAAGGGCCTCGATGATGACTCGAACGTGCAGTATGACTTTATCAAACTAACCGACGATAGCACGGTCTACGTAGACGGTTCATGGCCAACTGTTACCGAGCTATACGTTGGCGGTTAT